GGTTTTGTGGGAAGCAAGAGGGATAAGGGGGTAGACGATGGCAGTTGAGATGACCGATTTTGAAGAGAAGGTGTGGAAATATCTACTCTCTCACCCTAAAACCCCCGTTCAGGCAAGGACGATTGCAAAGGAGTGGATTGTTAGCAAGACTAGGGTATATCGAGTGCTAGAAAAGTTTGTTGAAAATAACATTGCTGATGTAGTGCGTATTGGTTCCAATAAATTTTATAGGGTAAAAGAATGACTCCTGAAGAATACAAAGCCAAAATCGAGCGATTAAAGAAAGAAGTTGAGCATTGGAAGCAGGCATACCACAGGGTCAAAGATGAGAACGAAAGGCTGTCCCTTGACTTAGGTATTAAAGATAATCCACAATTTGGGAAACCCTATTAGGAGATTGTCATGCCTTATGTAAATAAACCCCGCCCCTACAAAAAAGAATGGCAACAGCAAAAGGATCGTGATGAAAAAAACCTACGAGCCACACGAGAGCGTGCCCGATATAGCATGGACAAAAACGGGACAGATAAGAACGGAAATGGCAAAGCCGACGCCAGAGAGGGAAAAGATATTGACCACGTCAAGCCCCTATCAAAGGGGGGCACTAACGCCAAATCCAATCTTAAACTTAAATCCGTTTCGGCTAACCGATCATTCTCTAGAAACCCTGACGGGTCGGTACGCAAAAACGTCTCCAAAAAGTGAGGAAGATTACGCAAAAGAATTAAGACTATTCTTTGCTCAAAGTGGGTGGAAGTATCGAGAGCAGTGGCAAACAAACAGTGGTAATTTAATTGACTTTTTAGTAAAGGCTCCACATGACGGGGGGCACATATTCTTTGGTGTTGAATGCAAAAAGGATATGAACACAAGTACGGCTGCTACAACACTTGCAGATCATTTTGAACAAGCGGTTGGATATGCTAAAGATTTAAAAATGCCTGTATTTTTAGGGCCGGTGTATTACCCGGGAAGTGCTAGTTCTGCGTGTCTTGGGGGGAACACAATAAAACCAATAGCGGCTTTAAATATTTTTGGTGGTCGGATGAACGTAGGTACTCTTGTTTATAGAACAGGATTTAACTCAAGTTATAACTACAATAATTGGTATTTACTTATGAGGGGCGACTATTTTTGGGAACCCCCCAAAGGATTTAATGAGTCACGTTTAACTTATGTTGTAACAACTGGGTCAAAAAAAGAAAGAATACCTTTAAAAGTATGGAAATAATTAATAACCAAGTGCTAGTAATTCGGACTAAATTTCCTAGCCGCATTACAGAGACAATTAAGAAAAGCAAAGTTGTCCAAAAGAACGGAGAAGTTAGTGAGGTAGCAGTTAACTGGGGATTACATGAAGCCCAAACGCTGCGCACACTAAATCTTAAAAATATACCGTCTCCAATAATACGAGACTACAAGTGGCCCGGGGCTTACCCCCCGATGTCTCACCAAAAAGATACGGCTTCATTCCTTACCCTACATAAACGAGCATTCTGTTTTAACGAACAGGGTACAGGCAAGACTGCGGCGGCTATATGGGCGGCTGACTATCTGATGGAGCAGGGGCTAATTAATCGGGTGCTAGTTATCTGCCCTCTGTCAATCATGCAGGCATCTTGGCAGTCAGACTTATTTAAGTGCGCCCTACACCGCACGGTGGCTATTGCTCATGGGGCCAGAGAAAAGCGCAAGGCTCTTGTTAATAGCAGCGCCGAGTTTGTTATTGTCAACTATGATGGCGTGGAGACCATAGCCGATACAATTATTGAAGATGGCACATTTGATCTAATCATTGTAGACGAGGCTAATGCCTACAAGAATGTGGGAACCAAGCGTTGGAAGACGCTACAAAAAATAATTAAGCCGACTACATGGGTCTGGATGATGACTGGAACCCCTGCCGCACAGTCTCCTACGGACGCCTATGGCTTGGCTAAGATGGTTGTTCCACACACTGTTCCACGGTTCTTTGGGGTGTTCCGAGACATGGTTATGACTAACATCAGTCGGTTTAAATGGATACCCAAACACAACGCTCAACAAACAGTTTTTGCTGCATTGCAACCCGCCATTCGGTTTATCAAAGAGGAATGTATTGACTTACCGGAAATAACTTACACCGCACGGCATGCACCGCTGACGGCCCAGCAGGAAAAGTACTATCAGATTCTTAAGAAAGACATGTTGTTGTCTGCGGCAGGTGAGGAAGTATCTTCAGTCAATGCTGCTACAAACCTTACTAAATTACTACAGATTTCAGGTGGCGCTGTTTACACCGACTCCGGTAACACAATGGAGTTTGATGTATCAAACCGTCTCAGCGTGGTGCAAGAAGTTATCGAAGAGGCATCTCATAAGGTTCTAGTATTTGTCCCGTTCACCCATACGATTACGCTTCTTAGTGAGTACCTATCAAAGAATGAGATTACATCAGAAATAATTAATGGGCAAGTTCCTGTTAACAAGCGAACAGATATTATCAAGCGCTTTCAGGAAAACCCTGAGCCAAAAGTATTAATTATTCAGCCTCAAGCCGCCGCGCATGGTGTAACATTGACTGCCGCTAATGTGGTTATTTGGTATGCCCCTGTTACTTCTATTGAGACTTATCTGCAAGCAAACGCTCGCATACATAGGCAAGGGCAGAAGAATCCAATGACCGTTGTGCACATCACAGGAAGTCAAGTAGAAACTAAGTTGTATGGGATGTTACAAAACAAACTTAATGTCCACACTCAGTTAGTTGATTTGTATAAAAATGAAATTAGTTCTTGACACAGTACAGTTTCAATAGTAGTATTAAACATCGGACATAGATCCGAGTGCTTAACCAAGAGGATAAAAATATGGATGTTTCCGTAGATAAACTTGTCTCTGTTTACATTAAGATGCGCGATGAGCGTGATCGAGTTAAGCAGAGCATGGAAAAACAGGTTGAAGACATTGAAGCGCAAATGAAAGTTATTGGCGCCGAATTGCTAGACATCTGTAAAGAAGCCGGGGTTGATAGTTTTCGCACACCGTTTGGTACTGCTTACCGCACTCTCAAAAGCCGGTATTGGACTAACGATTGGGAAAACTTTCATAAGTTTATGAAAGAGAACGAAGCAATGGAGTTGTTAGAGCGCCGTATACATCAAACAAACATGAAACAGTTTTTAGAGGAAAATCCGGATACGCATCCCGCCGGACTTCAGGTTGAAAAAGAGTATGCAATTACCATTAGGAGAAAATAAATGAGCAGCGAAATTAGTTTGTTTCAACAAGCAGTACCCGACTACATTAAAGAAGCCGGTGTAGATGAGTTAACCCGCTCGCTAGGTGGCGGTGGTGGTAGCAAGCGCATATCCATTCGCGGTGCTGTATTCCGTATGATGGTAGGTGGTGAAGAGATTGCTAAGAACGAAAGCCGTTCCATGAATATCGTAATAGTAAATGGAACCAAGCACGTAGCACGGAAGTTTTATGCCGGTAAGTATGTAGCCGGTGAGTCAGCGCCTCCCGATTGCTGGTCTAACGACGGCATCACACCCGATGCAAGTGTAGAAAGCCCACAAGGCCCGAATTGCGATAACTGCCCACAGAACATTAAGGGTTCAGGCAATGGTGATTCGCGTGCGTGCCGGTACGAAAAACGCTTGGCAGTTGTATTAGCCGACGACATCAAAGGTAGTGTTTATCAATTGTTGCTCCCATCAAAGTCTTATTTTGGCAAAGGCGACATCGACAAAATGCCGTTTGAGCAGTACGCCAAATATGTTGCTTCACAGGGATACAACATCAATATGATTGTCACCGAGATGAAGTTTGACTCGGACAGCGACAATCCCAAGTTGACCTTCAAGCCTATTGGTTTCCTCTCCAAGGAACAGTGGGAAGTAGCAAAACAGCAAGGTGCAACCTTGGATGCAAAACAAGCAATAGTAATGACTGCCTCACAATCAGATGCAAAACCGAAAGCAATTGCCGCCCCGGTAGCATCTACTGTGAACAAAGACGAAGTAAAAGCAGAAGCCGAAGCAGCGGTTCCTGAGCCAACCAAAAAAGTTTCTAAGAAGGCTGCGGAGGCGCCGACTGAGAAAAAAGATCTCGCTGAAATTATGGGTAACTGGGCTACGGATGACGACTAATGACGGACAGTCGTGGTTACAGTTCCCGAATTGTTAGGGCGAATAAAGAAGCCAGCACAGAAAACCTCGGTGTAGCACTGGGGCGACTGTGCATTGCTAAAGAAATCCCTGTGTCTGATGTTTCTACTTACTTTGGGGTAAGCCGAATGACCATCTACAAATGGTTCAAGGGTTTAGAAATACCAAGGCAAAAACAACTTGCAAGGATTGAAGAAGTTTTGGCAAAGGCTAAATTTAGCGTTTAGTAACACGGGCATCTAGTTCGACGGAACGAAAAGGGGTTAATCGCCGCAACCCCCTGATGCCCTTTCTTTTCTGCGGCGCAAGGGCGGCAAATGGCAACTACAGATTTACTGTCGGCGGTGCTTCCATCCGAAGGATGGTATTGCATTGTTGGGCTAAAGACAGGAAGCAAGCCAAAGCAAACATTCCATGAAACATTGGATGAATGTGAGCAAGCAATTGCTGGCTTGATGCAAGATGAATACAACGCATACTTTGCATGCTCAAAGTACGAGACCAACAAATCACGTACACAACCAAACGCCAAGTACATCAAAGCCTTTTGGTTAGATATTGATTGCGGTGAAGGCAAAGATTACCCTAGCCAAATCGAAGGTCTTGCCGCGCTTAAAAACTTTTGTAAGGCAACAGGACTACCCAAACCCACAGTTGTCAACTCAGGGCGGGGGTTACACATCTATTGGCGACTTAGCAGAATTATTACTGCTGAGGAGTGGAAGCCCGTTGCCGAACGCATTAAGTATCTTTGTGACGAATACGATTTCCATGTTGACCCGTCGCGCACAGCAGACTTAGCCTCAATA